TCACATCACCGGGCAGTCGTCGAACTCACCTGCCCGAGCATCGTTGATGATGTAGGTGATTACCCCAAACACCGGGCGCGATTCCGAATCCCACTCCCCGCGCTGCGGTAATTCCTCTCGCCTGCCATTCTCCAGGTTAATCAGGTGCGGCGTAGGATGAGTCCTGTAGCGCTTAATCCTGAACTCATTCTCTATGTTGCATATCAGCAGCGAGCCATCGCAAGCCTTTACTGAGCAATCCACAACTAGCAATGCACCATCAAGGATGCCTTCACGGTAGTACGTGTTACCTGCCCGCATGAAGTACGTGGCATTGGGATGAGAGATGAATTTTTTATCGAGAGAAATCCTGTCCTCTACGTAGTCCTGAGCTGGCGACGGGAATCCCATGATGACCTCCGATTGATAACTGTATATACATACAGTATTACTGATCTATATGGCAGATCAAGCGGTGACGGTGTCTATGGAGGGGTGATACTATTCATTCCATTGATTCATCTAAGAAATGAAATTTTCATGAAGGTTAGCATGAAGATCATACCATTGTTTTTGTTACTTTTATTTACATTCACTCCATCGAATGCTAAGGAGCCGAACAAGATGCTAATAATTTGCTGGGGAGACTCATTAACATATGGTGTTGGTTCACAAAGCGGTAATGGCTATCCTGACATCCTAAGAGGAAGTGGTTACGACGTGATAAAAAAGGGATACCCAGGGCAATCCTCTAGTGATATTGCTCTGAGGCAAGGTGGGTATTCCCCTGTAATCACAACTTCCATTATATCCACAGGTGTCTATAAAGTTACATCGATGGAGCCATCAGGTGACTTCCGTAAATATAAAGAAATGAGTTTCGATGGTTCATTGGAAGGAAAACCAATTACCTTATCTCGAAGCAGCGACGGATCTTGGTCGGTTAAGTCCTCGTCGATTATAAACTGCGAGAGTGGTTGTAGATTTGTTACAAAAGAGGGTTCAGAGGCCAAAGATGCCGTAAACATTATTTGGGTCGGTCGAAATAATAACCTCGCTTTTCCTAGGTTCGCTGAGAGGGATGTAGATTTGATTGTGACGTCTCTTCCTATTGGGAATAGGTTCATTGTCGTTGGAATAACGCCATCCATAAATGATACAGAAGAAAATATTAAGGCAATAAGAGCCATTAACTCAAGGTTGAGCGTGCGTTATGGTTCAAGATTCGTTGACATGTGGTCGATCATAAACTCTGAAGGCCTCAAACTTGCAGAACTCTCCCCCACTCAAGAGGACAAAGATGCTGTCTCGAGTGGATTAATACCTCCGTCTTTGTACAGTGATGGACTGCATTTTAATGATCATGGCTATAAAGCAATATCATCTATTATAGGTAGATATCTTTAATAATAAGGGCGGAATCCCGCCCATCATTAAAGTACGCTAGTAATCACTCCAGAGATAGAAAACTTGGTGGTTTGCCCGCCTGAAGCCTCGCCCCTACATGTTATAGATGCTCTTGATGCAGTAGCACCAAACAGCACTTCTACTCCTGTAGTTGCGTTGTATTGGGGATAACTGTTAACGACTGATACAGTATCATTTGACTGCGTAGTGCCATCAGTTGAAGCCCTTCCAACCCTTTTTAATATTCCAGGAATTGGTCCTGATGGTCTACGGCAAACAATGTTTAAATCGAATGTATATCCGTCATAACCCAACGCAGATGGCACAAGAGCAAGGCGAAGAGCATCCGCTGCTGCTGCGCCAGCTGCTAGTTCGAAATATAAACCTGTAAACTCCATGCGAGCAAAGTTTTTATCACCTAATGTTGTATCGTATGTTCTTGATACGAATAATGATGATAATGCAAATGCACCATTTAATGTAATTTTATTTTGCGCTCTTGTGCTTTGGTGGATTTTGATATCCGGGCAGTTATAGAGATCGAAACTTGTGTTAACTGAGCCAGATTTATCAAGAACATTCACCTGAATGGAGAAGTTAGTATTGTTGTCATGGATAGAAATGGTTGATGTTCTATCTGCATAATCAACCTGAACGGTAGGATTTGACTGAATTATGCTGCAACCATGTACTTCAACGCCCCTTACAAGTCCAGTCATGAAAACCTTAGACTGCTCCGCATATAATCCATGAATTTCGGTACCATCACTATTGCCTACATATATAATTCCAACCTCAACTGTGCCAGAAAGTTCCGTACCATATACCTGGAGATATGCTGCGCCACCTGTCGTATGTGCATAAATTAGTGCTGAGTCAAGCGTTAATGTATTACCTGAAATTGCAGTTATATACTTAGCTTCAAGAGTTCCGCCCTCAATGGCAATAACGTCAAATGTCGAAAGTCCCGCAGTCGAGGTTACCTGTATAGTGGTCGCACCAGACGAAGCGGCGGCAGAAAGAGTTGTCCTTGGTCCGTGAATAGATACGGAAACCTGTGTATCATTGGACCCTCCGATATATCCTTTAAGTTTAGTTGCATTGTTCCTCACCCTTACTGAATTTTGGGTTACAGTAGTTCCGTTAGTTCTTCCTTGAGTATGCCCATGCCAATTACAAACCAGTCCGCAGATGTCTACGTTAGAGAGCCTATGTCCTACAGATTTATATGACAGGTCCGCATAGTGGGCTGTGGATACAGTTCTTGAGGATGCTGATGCCCCCTTGTTTGTTATATCACCATCAATAAGAAACCCTCCTACGCTTTGGTAAAAATGCTCACGGTCTTTCGTCCTATCCCTAGGGTCAATGCCAATATGATGCATAGATATTCCGGTTGTTGTGGAAACTAAATTAGTTAGGTCCCATCCGGATCCACCAAAGGAGAAGTAGCGCTTATCTACATCGAGAGTAAATGCTCCAATGTTATATTTACCTGCTGGGAATGATAGGCTACGAACATTAGCCTGCGCACGAGCTACACGGTTCCCCTCATCTACAGCTGCTACGTTTTCAACGTCTGTTCCACCAAATTCGAATGATGCATAGTTCATATCCGGGAAACATACGAGATTGGCATATTTACCAGCAGGCAATCCCAGGCTAAACGTTGTCAGGTCCTGAGTAGAGGAGATAACCCATTCCGATACGTTTTTTACTCCCTTCCCGTTCACATAGGTTCTGACGTGCATTCCATCCTGTACGTCGCTAAAGTCCTTTGCCAGAAGTTCTGTAACCGTCTCTACGGTATAAATACGGCGAGACAATGCGTTAGCTACGGTAGTATCGAGAGGGTCACCGACTAGGCTTGAACCGGTGCTCTCTCCTAGCCTTTGTTCAAGCCGGTCAGGGTCATATTTCAATACATTCGGATAGTAGAACTGAAGCGAACCGTATGCATCGTAAATAGCCATTGAATGGCCTTTTACGGTTACGAACTTTGATACCTGGCCGTTGTATACAGGGAATCCACCTGCATTAATTGAGATAGGCTGCGACACAGGAACCGTAGAACCATCTTCATTCTCCAGATAAACCTGAATCTGATTAGATGGAATGGTAGGGTCAGTATCAATTTCGCCAATGTAGATTTTACCATTGGCATTAGCTTTAAATGCCCGAGGCAAGGTGAATACCTGACTAGGCATGCTTATAACGACATTTGCTGAGATGTCTGACATTTATCGTGCTCCGGGCGCAGCAAAGACGCACAACATAAAGTTGCGCAGCGTTGCGTTAAAGGTCGGTTATAATTGTTTAAAAGAGTGGAGGATTTATGGAACGAGATTGGTTGAACTTTGCTTTCTTGATCTTCGGCATCTGTGTAGGCGTTGCCCTATTCACTTAATGCCTCAGATTTCGCGCCCTGTGCGAATGAGTTAACAACTCGCTCGACGTCAGATAACGCTTTCTCAAAGGCCGTTGAGCCTCGTGGGGTATTAGCCAGGCGGAGCATCGCATTACGTGCTGGTTCGCTCTCATACATCCTTGCAAGCAATCCGTACCCGCCACCAACTCCAATCAATGCCGGATTCGTCACAGTGCCGATACCCATGATAAACGGGATTGTCTGCTGTCCTGTAGGCGTTGTAACTCCAGCCTGCCCTGCTCTCTTCGTAGACTCCAGATAGTTCTTCATACCCTTCAGGTACGCAGCATCACTACCTTTGAACGCGATTCCTGTCTGGTTAGACATCAGATTAACCTGTCTCAGAAATTGGTCAGGTGATCCGCCTGATTTCTCCATTGCCTTACCGATGATGCCGTTACGCATCTGTGCGCGGCCAATCTGGCCTACAGAGTTATACAGGTTCTGAACTTCAGATTTGTTCTTGCTAAAAAGCATGTTGTTGACAACTTCAGGTGTTAGGTCGCCTTTCATCAGGACGTTCTTCAGACGCGTATTTTGAAGTTTACTGGCCTCGTCTGCGTATACAGCGTTAGCCTGCTTATAACGGCGCAGGATGTCGTTACCAAGGTTCTGGCCTATCGAGCTATCAATATCTCCTGTCATAGCCCGGTAGACTCGCTGAATTGCCGCATCTGACCGGTTTGGCATTACTACTCGCTCACCTTTCACATCCTGCCTAAACTGGCTGCGGAGATTGCTCAGTTGCTGCAAATCAACGTTACCTCCAGCAAGCTCATCACGATATGCCTGGAGCTTGCTGATGGTGTCGCTATCAGCAACCTTGCCTAATTTCTGCAGGCTGGAAATCTCATCATCAATCTGCTGCATAGCCCGTGCTGGCTGGATGTTTACGCCAGTCATTGCATTTTGAACCTGCTCAAGTCGATTACCTGCTGCCTGTTTGATGCCAGCTGTCTTTGATTTGAGGCTGCCAATTACAATTGACGGGTCATACTCACCAAAGCGTGAAGCGTACTCATTGACTAACTGGCTACGCGCCTCTTGCTGACCTGCTCTCATAGAGCTTGTGCCGGCGAATGGGATGTTTTCAGCGGTGGTTTGAGCCATACGGCCGACACGAGAGTTAGGCTGCAATACGTCTGTAGTATGCAATGGTACGTCGGCAGAATTGGCGAACTGAATGGCTTGCTGAGCTTCAGGTGAAATAGAGCCACGGATGCCGCGATACACAGCGCCCGCCGCGCGACCCACCTGGTTGATTGCACCGCCTAACGCAACTCCGGTTCCAAGGTCTGTGGCTAGAGCCTCCGGATTATCCTGCTCGCTGTTTGCTGCAGCGGAACCTATCGCATTTTCGGCCAGTAAGCGCGATGTACCTTGCGCCACTCTTCCAGCTATTGAAGGAGCCTGGGTAGCCAGTCGCTCAGCACCTACAGGCGTCAGGTAGGGTAACGCTTCGGAGAATATTTTACCTTCCATGGTTTGCGGGGTAAGCGCGCCTTTCTGTAGACCAAAGTCCTGTGCCAGTCCTTCTGTGGTAACACGTGGGGCTGGTTGATAAGTGCCATCGCCTAAACCAAGTTTCTTGCCCGCCCATGCGCCTGCACTTGTTACCGCATCAGCCATAGAGGCAGGGATATTTGCCATGTTAACACCAGCCTGGAGCAATCCACGCCCTGTCTCTGCTGCAGCGTTACCCAGGTCAGACACAAGTCCACTCTGTTGCTCCTGCTGCTGTTCAGATGGCATCTGCTGTTGAGTGGTGGGCAATGGATAAGCGGTGAAGAATGCCTGCTTTGCCTGCTCTGCATTCTGACCGGCTTGCGGGGCAACAACCTCATTGAAGTATTGCTCCTGAGCCTGTGCTTTCTCTTCCGGTGCAAGAGCCTGATACTGCTGAGAGGCAATAACGTCTTTCCATGCCTTAGCCATTAGTCACCCCATAGTGAAGAGAAGCCGGTACTTTGCTGTGGTTGCTGCGCTGGTTGAGATTGTTGTGCCGGCTGTTGTTTTCCGCCTCCAACATTGACACTGTACTGCTGGTTATACTGGTCTGTGTACTGCCTAATATTGCGGACTGATTCCTGAGCCGCATCAGGGCTTGAAAAATCAAGTTGAGGCATGCCCTGAAAGTACATTTTTGCCTCTGCTACGGTGTTGATGCCGCTAGCGCCCATATCACGGGCAGCTGCAATCCCCTGGTTCTGCATGCGCCCCTGAATGCGCTGAGTGGCATTATAGAGTTTTCTCTCATCACCACCTTTCAGGCGGCTACGCACATCTGCACCTAAAGCAGGAGCGCCATTCCCGCCTGTGATTCCCGTCATGAACCCAAGGCTGTCAGGGCTGGCCCCCTCAATAGCATCGAGGTCTTTAGCCATCGCGTAATTCTGTGCTGATGCAGCAGAGGTGGCCGGGGCGGCAATGGCACTCGCAGGAACACGAACCATATTCCCATCGTTGTCGACACCTTCATAGAAGGCATTTGGTCCAGCCCCATGCAGCTTTCCACCTACAGTAACTGTACGACCGTCTGACAATTGAACTGTGCGGTCGCCAGGCACACTACCTGCGCCTCGCATACCCGCTCGTTGCGTAGCCATGTCTTGCCCGCGACGGGCAGTAGATGCGGCAATATCCTGGCCTCGAGCCGTGATATCCTGACCGCGAGCAGTGAGAGATTCTCCAGCCTGATTACTTCGAATGGTCTCACTAAGCTTGTCCCGATTAAGAGCCTGCCCGACGATCTTGTCTTGTGCATTGAAGTAATCAACTGGGCCAAGCGCGGCCATACCTAGGTGATCGACAAATTCGCCAAATTGCTGAGGATTTTGCTGATAGGTCTTAGCTACTTCTTCCGGGTTAAGACCCACTCTCTGCAATTCTTGCGCGTTGTTCTGTAGCCATGTTCCCATCGCTTCAGGAGATGAGGAAGCAAGTCGTGCAGCAGCTGCAAGACTTCCCACGGTGTTTCTCTGATCTTCATCTACAAACTTCATGCCATTGCGAACAGCATCAACCTGGTCAGGGTATTGCGCCGCCAGTTGGCGCATTGCATTGCGATCACCGGATGCATATGCGTTCCCATATGCCTGCTGAAACTCTTGCTGTCGCTGTGCCTGCTCTTTCTGCTTGTAAATATCCATCACTGAGCCAATGCCCTGCAACGCCTGTAGACCTAGGTTGTTTCGACCTGAACTCTCGTCTTCATTATTCTGACGAATAAATGACAGAGCAGTATTCGCATCGCTGGCCTGCGGCGCATTAACATTATTCCCGCCAAGGCTTGCCAGAAGGCCGCCCGCATTACCTTGCTGCCAAGTTGCCATTTGTCACCTCAGAAAACTAAAGAGCCAAGAGCACCCACGCCCGCACCAATCGCGGTACCCCACCCCGGCATGATTGCAGTACCCATCGCCGCGCCTGAAGCCGCACCGGAAAGCATCTTCTGACCTGTCGATGGCTGATTGGCTCCAGCCGCCGACGCGTTAGCCTGTTGCTGGTAAAGCTGACCTACGTTATTCGCATAGTTCTGACCAGCAGTAGCTTGCCCAGTAAGTGCGCCAAGCCCGATATTTGCAAGGTTTTGATAGTTGTTCATCTGCCCAGAAAGCCAGTTTTGACCAAGCGTTGGAGCAATAGTTGCCAGTTGGTTGCTGGTTGCTGTTGACCCTAATCCTCCAGTCGCCTCGGCGGCATTAAGACTCTGATATCTGGCCTGATTAGCCATGTCTTTATACTGTTGTGATCCGTAGTATTGATTCAGGGCGTCACCCTGTCCCTGAAGAGTGGACAAACCCTGCAACTGCGAAATGTACTGTTGAGCAAGAGGAGTAAACGGCGCAAGGTTCTGCATATTCGTTTGCCACATCTCTCGCTGAAGGTCGATCCCCTTTTGAGTTGCCTTGGCCTGCGCCCCCGCCCCACCATCCCCACCTTTTGAGTACACGACTTTATTCAGGTGCTTATTGGCAATCTGATGAATTAGCATTTACTAGCTCCTCATATTTCGACCGAGGTAATTGATAGAGTGTGACCCCAACAGGACCTCCGTTTCGCAGATACGCGTCATCCAGATGCCCGACACGTGTAGCCCCGAGCAAGCGTATAATTGCGCGGCCGTATTTCGTGGTGTCTGGAACCATGGTTATGCTGTTGAGGAATGGTGAGTTTTCGAGAAGCCATTTGCAGAATAAGCGATGCCCCTGCAGTGCATACTCCCCACGGAATCCTGGTTCATACACTGCGTGACACTCAATAACGCTTTGCCAGAAGTTCCTTACTTCATGGACTCCGGCAAGAGTCAGGCCTTCGTAGACCCCTAGGTATACCGCATCATTTTTGATGTGGTAGTGATCACCTGGGTCTACGATATTTCCTGTGTTGACTGGGTTGTTGAGGAATTCTGCAAGCTTCACCGGATTATCGATGAGCTTTATATGCATTAGTTTATTAATCCATGTGCTCGGTCAGAGTTTTCCAAAGCCAGAATGCGCTGCCTTGCCTGAATAAGGCCAGCAATAAGGGCGTTTATTTCTGACTGCGTATAAGTCGGGCTTGCTGTATAGGATTGGTTGGCATTGAATGCGCCTAGAAGCGGGGTTCCGGTGCCCGCCGTCCATCCTGTTTGCCTTGCTCCCACAACCTTTGTTCCACCAACCGAATACGATGTTGTTACATTAAGTGGCGAGGAAAGAGACTGAGATGTCGTAGCTGACTTAGATACATAATCACCCTGAAGCGCAGTTATATTGCCTTCAGCAGTAGTAACTCTTCCTGTCAGTGCGGTAACGTTAGTCTGGATGGTAGATATATTACCCTCTGCGGTGGTGACTCTCGCTTGAAGGCTGGTGATATTTCCCTCAGTTGCAGTGACCCTTAAATCCAGAGATGTAATTGCAGAGGTGTTGCCGGTAATGCGGATTTCGTGGTCATCTACTTCAATTCTTAATGCTGAAATTCTGCTTTCATGGTCGGAAAGTACAACGTCCTGTTGCTCGTTTTTTATTGTGGCTTCATATGCAAGTTCTCCGGCATTGTTAGCAGCGTTAGCGATGCTGAGCATGTCGGTATTTTGCTGGATAATATAAAGACGATACGGTTGAGAGAAGTTGTTAGGCAGGATTGTAGAGTCTACACGTCTGGACTGTACCACTACCTGCTGAGGTTGGTCTGCCATCACTCTATCCTTACTGAGCACCCGCTAAGCGTCACAGGTGATGAGGTGATAATTCGTATCTTGAATCCGATATTCTTACGGATTCGACCAAGACGTTTCCAGATAGCTCGCTGGTCATAGCGGAATGGAGCATTCCAGGGGATCATCTGCTCGCGTCCGTAGTTAATCCCATCAGTGGTAGCAGAGATAAACATGCGCTCTGCGAACTGCGATACGCCCGTGCTGGATTCAAGCTCGAAGTCGAATACTCTGGCGTTATCTGCCTTGAAGAGCGGCGTGTAAAGCAGATGCTCCTGTTGCTCGGCATACTGGCTGGAAATTGACTTATCCATCACGCCAAGCTGACCAATTAGCTTGTCACCACAGGTTATTGTGTTTCCCTCATAAACAAGGTCCACAGCACGATAAACGTCATTGTAGAATCCCGTTTTGAGGATTGCCCACTGTGCACCACCCTGATTAACTGAACCGTCATAAACCATTACATGTCGTGGAAGATGGATAATCAGTAATTCATGAGCCTCGAAACGAGTTGTTTCCATGTAGGCAGAAGCCAGCTCGTCTGCACTGTAGCTCTGCAAAATCTTCTCAACTGTTGAGGTTGCTATCTGCTGGACAGCGCCTGAGTTAATCAGATATACGGACGGTGCACCGGTTGCCGGGTGGCTGATGATTGCGTGAGTGTCGGCATACTTGGTCTTGCAGTAGGTTCCAGCAATGCCCTTCTGTACCATCATTGAAGGTTGTGACTGATAAATAGCGACACCAACAGCGGATGTATTGCCTGTCAGGTTGAAATACTCAATCGTAGACGTCCCAAAACATACAACAAAGTCACGCCAGTTATCGATTCCTATGATGCCGTCTGGCTGGCTCTCAGCGCGATATTCAGCAGCGTAACGATCTGGTTTTGATTCATCTTCCAGGTCAGTAATGAAGAAAGAATCTGTTCCATCTTTACTCCACACGTAGCGCGATCTGTTTCTGCATAAATCTCTGAGGCTACCGAGTTCATATTGCTCATAACCTGTACCTACATCCCAGTTTGAAATGGTCTTCACAGTATCGTCGTATCGATACAGTGTCATGGTCCCGTTTGCACCAACGGCCTGGCTGTTGTAGCTGCATGCAAGGCTGACTCTTCCCGTTCCGCCAACATCTCCTACGGATGTACCAGCCTTATAAAGATTCAGCCCACATACACGATATACAGCATTCTCGTGTGTGTTGTACATCGCGCCACGGCTCACTCCTGCTACATCCTGTAGCATCTTAATTCCTGGGAATGAGCGCAGATAACCGTTGGAGTTAAGTACTTCTTTCGGCGTTGCCAGCATGTTCACTGGCAGGAAATCAACGTAATCGGCATTGGTGAAGTCTTTGCCGACTCCTTTCATTAGTGGAAGCTGCTGAACTGGCATTATTCGCTCCCGTTATCGCATGGGTCCTTACGGCGGAAATAGTTCCAGCCATTGTATGTGGCAAGCCTATTACCTGAACCGACAGGCATGCGATTTGGATAACCGGACTTACATTTCGCGTCACTCGCCCTAGACATTGCAGATAGTTTTATTAAGCGCTCTTTGCCATATCGAGCAGTGGTAATGATTTTCGCAGTTGGTTCTACCGCATAGTCTGTTGCAATCCTGACGGCCAGATTGTGGAAAACTGCACTGAGCTTTCCAGTTGCCAATCCGTGGGCGTCGCCTGGGTCTGGTGCCACATCATCAGCAGAGAAAATGTAACCTGCATCGATGCCTGGGGTGTTGTCTCCCCCTTCAAACCACTCAGCCATCATCATCTCGAGGTCGTTTACACCGTCCTCCATTGATTGTGGCTCGACATCCGTTAATGAGGCATTTGAGGCGACGCCCAACTTACGTAATGCAGCGAGAACGAGATCGCCTTTAGTCGTGAGATTCATCTGTTGCCGCCTTAGGTTTTGGACCCGGCTTTTTACGTTCTTTCTTCTCTGGCTCTGGCTCTGGCTCTGGCTCTGGCTCTGGCTCTGGCTCTGGCTCTGGCTCTTTAGTATTTTTCAGAAGGTCATCAGGATGTGCAAACCATCCAGCTTCCAGATATTCATGCAGATCGTCATCACTTACGATTTCAAAGTCGTAGCCGACACCTTTCCACTTCTTGCTGTCACCGTGGCGATAAACCATGTTCGACATTGCTGCTCTCCAAAGAAGAAGGGGCCGAAGCCCCTTTGATTACGCCTGGTCTGCCAGACCAACGCCGATTGACTCTGGTCGTGTGGCGTTAACGCCATACCAGACAGCGATACGGCACAGGCCAGACAGGGTGCTGATATCGCCCTGCGTAGCGAAGATGCCGTTCAGACCAACTTCAGGGATGGTGAACGACTTGGTTTTCATGCCAGCAAACAGTTCGTGGTTAGCCGGGATTGGCTGGCTCACGATACGGATTGCATCATCCGCCCAGAATACGTTGGTACGGGCAGTGACTTTGTTAAGCAGGTTGACTGCCATGCTGTTTGCCAGCGAGGTATTTACGTTGGCATAAGCGCGTTGCTCAGGTGAGAGCGCAACATCATCCAGCGCGATAGGCTTCGGAGTGATCTCTACGTGGGTACCATCGATTACGCGAACAACAGAGAATGTTGCGTCGTTGGTGAGCACGTTCTTAGCCATCTGCGACAGGAATTTGACGCCTGTGAAGCTGATTTTGTCGCCGCGTTTCAGGCCGGTAGTCGCAGACAAGGTTACTGTTGCCAGTCGGTTATCCACGTTGCGTTTGTTGCCATCAGCATCCAGATCCCATGCAACAGGCTGGAACTTCTGCGCGCCGTTAACAGTCAGACCGGTAGCGGTTGATGCAGGAAGAACCGGCAGTTTTGGCGAACGAAGTACATCATCAAAGCCTGCAACCTGGCGCTGAATGGTGCCGTTTTTGTAGGCCTCTTCAGGGATTCGACCGAACATGTCGCGGTTAATCAGGTCGTGACCAGCGGCCTTGTAATCCTTCGGGTTGAAGAAGTACGACAGACCGGAGTCTCGATTCAATTCACGGGAGAACATGATTTCTTCCGCGTCAGCAACGAAGTCCCAGCCAGATCCTGCAGCAGTGCCGATAGGGTCATTGCTGGTAACCACCAGAGAACCCATTTCAGCAGCCAGGTTTGCCACTTTTACTTCACAGTTGCTCGCAAGCTTCTTCGCAGCAGCATTGATACGGCGACGATATGCAGTTTCATCACGCAGATCATCCGCGCGCAGCTGGAAGAAGTCATTATCCGGCTCGCCCAGGCTTACTGGTACGTTCAGCTCCAGAAGCCCGGTTGATTTACCGGTCAGATCCCAGCCTTCCTGAGTTGGTGATTCCTGTTCTACCGGCATCCAGATGGTGTTGCTGGAGCGCTGCATCTCTGCGGCAGGAGGTGTGTACTTACTGGCCTTTTGAGCCATAGGAGTGAGACTGGTGATGGTTTCGATAACTTCATCGATCGCCAGTGTCACCATTTGACCTTCGTTAAGAGCCATTATCGGATTCCTTGTAATTGTTTCTTAATCTTGCGGTAGGTCTCAACGTCACCCTTGCTGGATGCTTCATCCATCTTCTTCTTGAGCGCGACCACGTTTGCGGCCACGACTTCACCGGAGACAGGCTCATCTGCAGGGGGAGCGCTTGATACTTGTTTACCGCGAGGTTTGAGAGTTAAACGCTCTGAAAGTCGAGTGAGTTCAATCAGCGCTTGCTGCTGGTTCATCTGTAGGATTTGACGCGTTTTCTCTGGGTTCGAACCCAGGTGATACATCAGTGCGGCGGATTTATCCGGGAATAACACCATCAGATCGGAGACGATTTGCGGTGGAACTAGTTGTGCAAATGCCTCCTCCTTTTCCTGGTAGTCAGGGATGTTAAGCTTTTCCGCTGCGTCGTAATGTTTACGGGCTGCCTCGACGTATTGCGCTGATTGCTGGGTGTACTCCTGCGTTTTGCGCCCCTGCTCTGCTACGGCATTGCTGCGGGCATCCATAGCTTTCATTTGCCATTCTGAGTTGGCCTGCTGAAATGCGGCTGCGGCTCTACTGCTGTCATAGTCGTATTTCGACAAGGCTTCATCAGAGAAGAAGTCATTAGGATCTGGCTGCTTCGGTAACTCAGGATTAACCCGGATGTGCTCCGGCAATTCACCACGATTCACCTGCTCCATCTTTTGCTCAAGTTCACGCTGACGCTTGCGCTCAAGACGTTTAGCCGCGTAATGCGCGTTTGTTGCCGGGTCTTGTTTTGGTTTTACCTCATCGTCCTTCAGGACAATATCAAAGCCGTCATCGTGTCCTGCGTTGTCACTGGCATTATCAACAACAGAGCCATCAGCAGATGCCGCTGCTTGATTGCCGGACACGTTTAAGCCTTCAGTTTCCTGAATTTCGGTGGTTTCTGGATACATATAACTCTCTCTTATTGAGGAATCTCGGCTGCTCCGCCGGAGGGTTGATTTTGTCTCTGCGATTGCAGGATGTTGGCGAAGTCCATGCGCTGTGAATGCTGCTGACTATCGCCTTTAAGAAGTAGTTCTGCGTTAGCTCGTGCGTCGTCACTGTTTTTCTGCTGGTAACCCTGCATGAGCTTGAGGAATTCCCTGAATGCTGACTTCTTATCCAGGTCCATGTTGTTGAATATCTCGGCAACCTTAGCCGCATTGAGTTGGTTCTGGCCTTCAACTTTCGCTGCGTCGACCTGAATCTGCATCTGTTGGTTCTGGGCCTTAATAAGCTCAGCTTGACCCTGAAGCAACACACCTTGCGCCTGAGTCTGCTCTGGTGAAGGCTCCTTAGGCTGCTGCTGTGCCTGCTGGACCATCTGAATCTCTTCAGGTGTCTCAGGTTTCTTCAGCCCCATCGTGACGAGTTGCTTATTGGCATACTCACGCATCATCTCAACGCCTTTGCCGTCGAGTAATGTGAAGTATTGAAGCAACAACATTTGCCACTCAGGCGTGCCTGGAGGGACCTTAGCGAGCAATTCCTGAATCTCTGCCCGGTTCTGTTCCTTCATGCTCTGGAATGATGGCCCAGTGTCCGTATAACACTCATAGCGACCGCGAATGTCGTTCAGGGTTACTACCGTACCAGTCTGGTAATCGACAGCCTGAGTAAGCAACTGGACCTCTTTCTCGCTGCCGTCCTCAAGTGTCATCATGACCTGGCGAGGAACGTCATAGATGTCATTCACCATTGACTGGTAAATCTCTCCATCACGGCGCATAGCCGTAGCGAGGTTGTCCTGAAAAACAAACGTTTCTAGATCTGCCCGCATGTTCAGCTGATTGACCGTATCGAACGCGACCTGACCGTTTGCAGCCTCAGCATCAACGCCCATCGTTGCAACCTGACTCACTGAGTTGGTCGCAGCTTCGAGCATGTAGGCATTAGCCTGAGGAACCTCAGGGTTTTCCATATACGAAATGGGCTGAACAGGAAGGTCACCGTTGTTCTCATCGGTGCGGTTGAGCAGATAGTACGGGTAGTCGTCATTACCTCCGTACATGTACTCGTAGCCTTCTATTTGCTCAGGCCAGAAGATTGGTTTCTTCTTCGGAGTACGAGCAACAATGTCTGCATTGAAAGACATAATCATGTTACGAAGGCGCTGCCCGTCTTTGGTCAGGCGAACGACACCTTCGTACACCTCTTTATCGCCAGCGAATGACCACTCACCAAACACGGGAACGATTGGGATGTGCTCACCAGCAATAGGCTCTCGGTTTTTCAGGATGGTGGTGCAGGTGATGATTGATTTGTAAACGCGACGCCGTTTTACCTTCTTCTCTGCCACCTTGATCATGCCTTTGTCGGCAAGCTCATCAATAACGTCTTTGATATCGCGCTGGAAGTAACTGACTGGTTCACCTGTCAGTGGGTCCTGATAGATGAATACAGTCTCTTTCTTCTCTTCTACCTCGTAATATTCACCGACATAAACGACGTCGCTGGTCAGCCAGGGGAATAACCAGTTCATGTCTGGATTCTGGAATGACGGGATTTCATCCTCACCGAATCCGTTCTTCTCAGCAAAGGCCTTCCACCCGTCACGGCTCATAGCATTGATGACTGTGCAATGCATCGCATCGCTCTTGTCCATCTGCTTGCTGTTGCTGTCCCACACCACGTGAGTGCAGGCTTCGTGAATTGGTATGCGGCGGATAACCTGATTGTTGCTGGTTGGGTCCTGATCTTCATATTCAGTGATGAGACGCCATGCACCAACCCCCGCCTCAATCTGCTCGCGAACTGCAATGTTCACAGATATCTTCGCGGTGTTATGTCGCATGTCTGTGCGGTACATGCCCATGAGCACATCAGCACTGTTAGGGTCTGTGCCATCCTTTGGCCTGAACAGAACATCAACAGGGTTACGGCGCATCTCTGCAACAAGCTTACGCACAACAGGGCGAACAACATCAAACTGTCCGCGATACTGCAAAGTGGTGTAATCAGATAGCCAGTCATCCCATTGCGACACCCGGCTAAAGTACAGGTCGTTAGTCGCTTCGGTTCTGGCTTCGTCGCTCGCCATCCAGTCTGCGTCGAATTTACACAGGATGGAATTGAGTCGTTCATTGTCGGCCATTATCTTCTCCGTGCGACTGGTTTAATTGGGGCCGGTGCTTTCTTGTCTTTAATGACGCCGATGTCACCATAGCGTTTGGCAAATCTGCGCATCATGTATGCGTAACGCGTGGCATCCAGAAGGTCATCTCGCGTCTTAACGATTCGACCGCGATCGTCACGGTGATAGAAGTTGAACTCTTCGAACCAGTCTCTAAGTCCTGCGAAAACTTTGAATCTTCCGGTGCTCATCAGGTCATGCAGCTCAAACAGACCAGGCTCAACAGAGCGTGAGCCATCAGGCCATTGCGCAGGCTCAGGGAGCATGAGGAATCCAGCGTCTTTGTAATACTCGCGCTGCTGAAGTCCGCTGCCTTTCTCTGTCTGCAATCCATCCTGCGGCCATGCGGTAGGAACCTTGTTTGACCATGATTTAGTTGCCCCCCACGCTTCGGCTGGTGATGTCTTGCTGGCCTTCCATGCTTTGGTGACGTAGAACGTTTCACTATCCAGATCGATAGCTAGCTGAATACGGCTTTGGGGGTGGTCCCATCCGAAGTCCATTCCGTCGATAACCATGTAGTGCTTAGGTATAGGGAATGGCTCACAGGTGATCGTATCTTCGCTGAAATCGAATATTCGCCCGTGACCAAGCATAGGTATCCCTTTTGTACGCATGTCGCGCTGATGGGGCGGGAATGATTCGAGGAGGCTTTTCTTTGTTTCTTCTGTCAGGTGTGGCGCATCATCCCAGCCAACGTTCATGCAGAACTGCGAATCCGCTGGGGTGTCCAGTAACTGAATTACCAGCTCGGTGCGACCGTTCTCTGGCGTGAACGTGAGGATGCCACGTCCACCATTGCCACGATCACCGGTAGCTGTACGTGTTAGCACCTGTGGGTAGATAGTCGGATCTTCAGGTTCTTCATCGATGTGAAACCAGTCGATATCATCACCCATCAGGGCGTGCTGTCCCTGCGTGTACGACCAGAACTGTATCTTGCTAAGCTCACCGCTACTGTGGCGGATATAGGCTGAACGTACAGCATTTGGAGTTCTGGTCATTGGCTCAGTTGATACGATTCTTTCAGGTGGTATCAGCCCACCGGTGAACTCACCATTGACCTTCTTGCCGATGATTGCCGCCTGAAGCAGATCTCGACACTTCTCACCTGAGTAGCCCAGGCACCACATCAACGGAGCATGGTCGAAACGATGGCCCGTCCAACCATCAGGATATTCACCAAGCAAATGAACCGCATCGATGTATGTTGCTGTATCAGTCTTGCCAACTCGGTTGGCAGCAATCAGTGCGCACTGGCGATATTCCGCTGTCGCTTTGATGAACTTGCGCTGCCATTCGTATCGGGTGTCGTAGTAACTGCGGTATCGGTATACCTCTTTGCGCCTCTTCTGCTCTTTCAGAAGCTCGAGCAATTCACGTTTCTGTTCCCTCGTCATTAGGGCTAACTTGTCCATCCATCAGCTCCTTAATGCGGCGATCAAGGTCATCATCAGATGTGTCTTTGATCGTGATGTTCTGCTCATGCTGGATTCTGTCTCCGTACTTCTTCGGCATGATTTTCGACAGGTACCACTTACGAGTATCTATGCGAAGCTTTGATCGCTGAACGTGCTCGCCATTGACCTGGTAACCTACGGCATTACCTTCCTTATCGAGCTTTTCCATCCAGTCGTTAGAGCCATCATCGGCAATATCGAATAGCTCTTCGGCAATTGCTTCTGCGCCCTCTTCCTTCGCTCGCACGTATTGGGCACGAAACGACTCATTGCGAGCCAACCAGCGAAGCACAGCTTGTTTTGATGGCATGCCTTCATCACGACACACGGAGCGAAGAGATTCCCCCTCCGCGAGTCTAAGGCAGATGATCTCTGCTAACTCTTCCGTGTAGTCTGATGGTCGACCGCATTTCACTTCTTCAGTCGCCATATCTCATTCCTCGTTAAACATTATCAAGCCCACCCGGAGATGAGCTTTGTAATGGTTACGCTGTAATGCCTGCCGCTTTAACTGCTGCCAACAATGCGTTGTACTTAGCTGAAAGAGTGGCAAAGTCGTTCTTGATTGCCGTGATTGCAGCGTTGGTTGATGTCAGTGACGCGGCCGTTGCGTCAGTTGTGGCTGCTGTAGCTGCTGGAACCGCTGCTACTGTGTTACCGCCAGATGTGCCGCCAGATGAATCAGTAAGAGCAACGATAGCCGTCTGTAGCAGAACGCCACCACGATCTGTTGCTGTTGGCACCTTGTTACCGGCCATTGCCGTAGTAGCGGTTGTGCCGATAATTGGTGCAAAGGTTGATGGCTTGCCAGTTACTGAACCCCATGCGATCGGAGTGCTTGTCGCTGTGTACTGTGCTTCGAACGCTGACTTACTCATATACAGCAGTTCGCCGTACTGGCTTTCGAAGATATACCCGGCAACAACAGGCTTGAATGTAGACATGAACAACGCCGACAGGTACTGAGACGGATATGGACCGTCAAACGTAGCCTCAGCGGAACCATCTACTGCCTGATTCAGTGTTTTGATTGGTAATCCACGAACAAATGCGCCACTGGCGTCTGAGTATGTAGGCCATGGTTGGGTGATCATTGATATTCTCCACGATTGATTACAATGAATGGTAATTTGGTGACGCGCTGAATGTTTCTACTCGACCACCTGAATAGCAGTCCATATCAATTGCCACTTTCACTGCATCGGGCGCATCTTTCCCGCAATGCATTGCTACCCTTGCGATTAGCCCACCCGATCCTATGGCGTATGGCGTAATCTGAGGTGAGATGTTTGCTCGGGTATCACCTGCACCCTTCGTAATCAGATACGATCGATTTACTCCCACTATCGCAAGGCATGAGAATGCAAAGGTTGGCAAAAACTCAGAGGCATATGTCAGACCATTCTTCAGTAGGTCCTGAATCTCCATCTCAGCCCCGCAATCACCAGAGCACCCTATTGCAATTACCTTCTCACCATAAACGGTCCATTCATCGTCAGACGGTTTATATATTTTTTGCTCATCATGAGAACAGACAACATCGCCACTTGAAGCTTGGGTGTCAGACGCTAACGTGACCCCATCCCATGCCACCGTGGTCATATCAGGCCCCTGGATTAAAAAGCGCCTGCGCTTCTGTGGCGATCTGAATGGCTTTGTCAGTGCGAGCTACCACGCCTGTTTCACCAGTCGCCTGCGCGTAGCCATCTGTGAAGAGTTCATACTTAAGTTTGTCACCGGCAACAAATGCGATTGCTTTCTTGGCTGCTGCCGTGTCACGCATAACCAGGCGGTACAGAGTTAGATTCAGTTCATTAATTTCTGTCACAGGGGTAATCTCTGCCATTGTTGGCTCCGTTTATCCGCTACAGGGGATATTTTGGATTTATCCCCGATAAGGGATAAACGTGAAAATCAGGATGAACGCTGCCATGGTGATAGCGGCGATAGATGCGGCGTTCATCAGGAAGTGAATGAAGATTAATGCCCGATCTTTGCCAGAGGTAACTGGCACTGGGTGCTTGAGTACGTCTTCCCTGATGAGTGACATTCCATAGAGCAGAGTGATTTCACGCTCTCGTTTTCTCAT